AGGCTGACCCGGTATGAGGGGGAGCACCCGGAGAACTACCGCTCAAGGATAGCCATGTATGATGAGCTGTGCAAGCTTGGGGGCACCAATGAAGGGGTTCTGCTTGCAGTGAAGACCCTTGGCTATGCCTCCCCGGTTCTTGTGAGGGCAAACGAGCTGACAGGCTTTGTCCACTTCACGCTTGACGGAAGCTGGCTCCTTGACGGGAGCCGGATATTGGAGTCAGACACCCTTGAGAACAGGTGGGCGGAGTTCTACATAGTCATTGTGATGGATGCGGATGAGGAGCATCCCATCAGCTTTGACATCATGCGGAAGACCGTCAGGAAATGGAAAGAGGTGGGGGCGAAGGACAACTACTTCTTCAGATACAACTTGAGCATCCGGGAGATATACAGCTCTAGCTTCCTTGCTGTGCTTTATAAGAAGTACCTCTACTATTATGACTATCTGAAGACAGATGGCATGTGGGAACTGGATGGGAGCCATGTACTGGATGCACAGATGAGTCCCATCAGCACCCGGATAGGGTACCGATATGAGAGCAGCTATGGGCTCCATGAAGCCGGGCTTGCAGCCATGGCATACATTTATTCCTGCTGTATGGCGGAGAGTGCCATCCTGAAGGCGGCATACAGCTTCAGGATGCACTATTTTGACTACCTGAAGACGGATGGCTCATGGATGACAGATGGAAACCACATGGCGGATGCGGAGCTGTCCCCAAGGGACATGAGATGGGGCACAACCTTCCGCCATCAGCATGAAGAGAGTCTGCTCTTGAAGCAGCGGTACCGGATGCAGCCCTGCAAGGGGTCGCACAGCATCAGGAAGGCATTGGAGCGGTACCGGATGGTCATCCACTATTTTGACTATCTGAAGCTCAACGGGCTTTGGAAGCTGAATGGCTCCCGGCTCATGGATGCGGAAAGGAATGAATACACCACCAAGCAGGAATACCGCTTTGGTGTAGGATATACAAGGGAGTACAGGGTTATATGGCATGGAGAGCATAACCTCATCTTCCTTGACGGGACATGGAGCCTTGACGGTTCCAAGACAATAGATGCTTGGCAGAAAACGGAGGTATTGTAGAATGGCAACAAAAAGCGTAATAACCAAAATCAGAAGAAAGAAGATGGCTGAAGCAAGCCATACAACCGGGAGCATTGCAAAGATAACGCACATTGCACTTGGTTCTGGCGGTGTCAATGCAGATGGCACCGTGATTGTGCCGCTTGCGGAGAATGTGGCACTGAAGAGTGAGGTGGTGAGAAAGCCCTATACTTCATCAACCAAGACTTCAGACACATCCTATGAGTACACCATCAAGCTTGAAGAGAATGAGCTTGTGGGTACCTTCATCAGCGAGATGGCACTGATTGATGAGGATGGTGATGTGGTGGCGTTCTCAAATTTCCTTGCAAAAGGCAAGGATGAGACAGAGGTGACATTCACCATTGAAGACAACTATTAAGGAGGCAGAGGAAAATGGCAAATTTAACAGCAGCAGCTAACCCGGAACTTGTCCTTGAGATGGAGGCAATGGAGCGGACTACCCCGGCACACTGTGATGAGTGGAACCGGAGGCATCAGCAGCTCCTTGACAATGACAAGTTCCTGCATGAACAGATGAAAAATGTCTTTGTGAATAATGCAGGAGCCCATAATTCCATCTACAGGGGAAAGAACCTGACAAATGTGTATACCGTGGATGAAATTTGTGACCGTATTGAGTCCGGTACCTTTGAAGACCTATATATTGGTGACTACTTTGACAAGAGCATTACTACGAGCTTGGGAGGAACGGAGACGGTCAGGCTGATACTGGCAGGCTTTGACCTGTACTGGAATAACGGGGATACAGCATTGACTAGACATCATGCGGTGGTGGTTCCAAAAGACTGCTTTAAGACAACGGCAAAGATGAATGACAGCAATGTTACCACAGGCGGATATGCAGGCTCCAAGATGCACACAACAGTACTCCCTATTTATGAGGCGGCATTGAAAAATGTCCTGAATAATCATATAATAGCATACAGGGGTCTGCTGACAACAAGTGTATCCGAGACAGGAAATTCCAATGCAGGAGCCGGATATACTGGCTATGCAAATAATTGGGAGTGGAAAGACACCAATCTTAGATTGATGAGTGAGATACAGGTATATGGTTCTAATGTGTTCAGCTCTTCATTCTATGATACAGGCGAAGCAAACATTCAGTTTCCGTTGTTCAGGTTAGCCCCTGACCTGAAGGTAGCAGGTCTTGGACATAACGGAAGCCGGATGTGGTATTGGTTGAGTGCTGTGGCGTCTGCGGCGGCGTTTGCTCATTGTGGCAATCATGGTGATAGTGGCCTTAACGCCGCCGCTGGGGATGGTGGTGTCCGCCCGCATTTCTGTATCGGCTAATCTTTAATCTGCCCCCTATATGGGGGCAGATGACCGGAGGGAGGAAAAAGGTTGAGCGTACTGAAAAACAAGCGAAGCGTGTCGAGCATGGAATTTTACCATAATGCCATAATGCTCCGGAAGGAGATAACCCTGTTATTGCTCCGGGACTTTGGCATCAAGGACAAAGTGCGGAGCATCAAGGCACTGTACGGAGTACAGGGCATGGAGCCGGAGGATGAGAAAAAGTTCCGGGAAATAATTGCAAAGTATGAAATGACTGCAAAAATTATTGAGGAATACCCGGCATGGCTCATAGACAAGATGCGGAGCAGCATGATGAACATAATGCACAACATGGTAATGAACATCACACAGGCGAACACCATATATCCAGTATGCGAGAGTGAATTTTATGACCGGAGGAACTTCCAAAACCATGCCATAGGAAACTGTGAGCAGCTCCTTCAGGAGATGCAGTACATCATATCCATCATCCCGGTGGATGCACAGAAGTACATGAGATATGTGGACATGATTGAGAAGGAGATAGCCCTCCTGAAGGGATGGCGGAAGAGTGACAACAAAATCCTGAAGAAGATTAAGGAGTCCGAGGCAAAAAAAGCGGAAGGGACTTCCCAAAACACCCAAAAGAAAGTATAATTATCCGGGGCAAGCTTTGTATCAAGTGAAACAGCATCCCGTTGAGTGCTGTGGCGTCTGCGGCGGCGTTTGCTAATTGTAACAATAATGGTAATAGTAACAATAACGCCGCCGCTGGGGATGGTGGTGTCCGCCCGATTTCGTGTATATATGCTAAGTGTAGGCTACGAGCCGACATATGATACAGGAAAGGAAAGCTTGTCCTTCCGAAAGGTAAAGAAGCCCATCTTTTGCATAGAGGGGAGGTGGGCAACATCTTGATGCACCCTGATACGTCAGGTGGTGCTAGAAACGAGGTGAAAACTCTATGAAAAATATGGAGTCTGTATATGATGCCAACTCCCTGATTGATGCTTTTAACAAGTCAAAGAAGGGGACAGCGTGGAAGGAGTCAGTACAGAGGTATGAAGCCAACCTTTTGAGGAATGTCAACCAGACACAAAAGGAGCTGAAGGATGGAAGCTATGAGCAGAAGGACTTCTATGAGTTTGACCTGAATGAAAGGGGTCATATCCGCCATATCAAGTCCATGCACATCTCTGACAGGGTAGTGCAGAGGTCGGTCTGTGACAACGTGCTTGTCCCGGAGCTGTCCAAGTACCTCACATATGATAATGGGGCATCCATGGAAGGGAAGGGTATCCACTTTGCAAGGAAGCGGATGAGCACCCACCTTCATAAGTTCTACAGGAAGCATAAGAGCAATGAAGGGTATGTGCTGCTGATTGATTTTAGCAAATTCTTTGACAACATCCCACATGATGGGCTGATAAAGGAGATGCGGAAAAAGATTGGCGATAAGGAGACCATGGGCTTCATTGAGAAGCTCATAGACACCTTCCGGGTGGATGTTTCGTACATGTCGGAGGAAGAATATGCTGACTGCATGAATACCCTGTACAACGCACTGGAACACGCTAAAATTGACAAGGCAGAGCTGACAGGCGAAAAGTACATGAAGAAGTCCGTAGGCATTGGAAGCCAAATATCTCAAATATCCGGTGTGTACTATCCAACAAGGATAGACAACTACTGCAAGATTGTGAGGGGCATGAAATACTACGGACGGTATATGGATGACATCTATATCATCCATGAAAGCAAGGAGTTCCTGAAGGGGCTCCTGAACGACATCAGAGGGATATGTGATGAGTATGGGCTGTTTATCAATCCTAAAAAAACACAAATAATCAAGCTGTCCTAT